CTGATGACAGATCCCAGTCCAGCACTGCCAACAGGTTGTCAATCTTTTGATCCACCACAGTGGCTTCCATTTCTGCATCGTCAAACGGCAATTCACGGAACCATTGTGGCAAATGCAGTTCATCAGTGGGATATGCTATGCTGGTCCAACCCAGGGCATTGCTCTTGAGCTTACACACTATGGCCTTCATGCCGTCTACGATTTGCATGGAGTAATTATCGCTATTCATGCGTCGCATGGTGTTCCAGTTCATGCCAGCCCTGACGTGTCCTGGCATGTTGGCCTTGCCTTCTCGCTCTTCTTTCTTGGCATACATGGTAAGGTTGTTCACACGCTTGGGCGAACCCTTTTCCCAGCCCGGACGTTCAGCAAAAGCATATTTGAAATCACGGATCTTCTCTACCACGTCATCGCGTCCGGCACCTTGCAGGACGTCATCCAGGATTTCGCTGAGGAAATCTTGTATGATCTTGGGCGTATCTGATCTTTTGAGATCTAAGCCCATGGCCTTGACCTTGCCAGGCTTGCCATTGACATCATAGCGTTTGCCTTCTTTGTCATAGTACATCACAGCATAGCGTTTCTTGGTGATGAACAAACCGCGGCTGGCCACGATCTCTCTACCGCCACGTATCACTGATCCCATCTCTCTGGGACAATGAAAAGCCTGCTCCATGAATCCCGGGAATGATTGATTCACTTGATCTGCGATAGAATTGTAAAGTTGTATGGCCGTGTCTTTGGACCACTCCATGCGACCATCATCAACATCGGATTTCACAGCAGGCCAAGCAGTGAAGTAGCAAGAGTCTGTGTCGCCGTAGATGATGGCTTCGCCCACGTGGTCATACTGGCCAGTGATACATTCGTTGACATAGGCATCCATGTGGCGTGCAATCGCACGTCCAGTAAGAGTAGTAGACTGACCGATGCGCTTATCGAAAAACCTGCAACCAGGATTAAGAATCGCACCGTAGAGACTGTTGAGATTAATCTTCTTGACCAGCTGACGCTTGTCCCAGTATTCAAATTTTTCTTCATCTTTGCCCTCGACTTCTTTGGCCTGCCGTTGCATGTCTTTGCGTTCGGCATACCAGCGTTTCAACAGACCCGGAATCACTGCTTCAATCTCATAGGTGAATATGGTACCGTTGGCGCTTAATATCCAAGTTTGATTGGAATCAAACACCATCTTCCAGATCTCTGCAGCCGAATGCACAGATTCATCGCCGTCCTGCCAGTCTATGGTTATCTCTGTGCCTCGCTGTTGTTCCATCACAGCAGTATACTCCAGGGTACCAAACAGGCCTTCCCAGGCTGCCGCAAAACTGGCACCGCTCTGTGTTTTTTCACGTATGTAATGATCGGTCATTATTGGCCGGAGTTGGCCGATAATGGTCTCGGGGCCCATGTTAAGAGCACGGATGGCTGAGGGATATAAACTGTTGATGTCGATACTGCCCACCCAGTCGTGCATGCCTTTCTTGGGATAAGCAACATAGGCACCTGCGGCTTGTGTGTCTTCATCTGTGAACCTTTCTTTGCGCACTGGCACTACCATGCCACGCTCGTGTGCTTCGTTGATGATGGCCTGCTCAGTCACTGCCACTGCGCCCATGGTCGTGGGCAACAGCACAGTGTTTTCATGGGCCAGGGTGTTGGCAAGATCCAGGAATCTCAGTTTTTTGTCGATCTGCGCCAGACCATTGACGTCCTGTCTGTTGTACTCGATAAAGGTCTTCCAGTTCTGATTGTACAGTTGATCCAAGGTACCTTCAAACTTGGTCTTGCCTTCCAGACCTTCATACTCCAGGATGGCATCCAGGCTGTAACTATGCCTCTCTTCATAGGTGTATTTTCTGTACAGTTGCATGTAGTCGAGATGCACACGTCCTATGAGATCAAATGTGAGATTTTCTGCGCCGAATCGCTCAAAGGTCCTTTGCTTGGGCAGTTGATCCCAGAGACAGAACCTGCGAGTGTCATCCTTGCTGAGCACGCGGGTGGTGCGCATCACAGTGTAAGGTATGTCATAGCCCTCGGAGTTCCAGCCCGACAGCACATCAGCATCTTGTATGATGTTGAGGAAAGTATCTAAGAGTTCGCTTTCTTCCCACATCACAAATGTGTTAGGGAACTCACTGGCGATTTCCTTGGCAGTTTCCGGACTCATGTGTCGGGGAGGTCTTACCAGAGTGACCAACTGATCCAACCAATCAAGATACACCGAAATGGCCGTGATGGCATTGAATGGATCTTCTGGACGTGAAAATCCACGCTCAGGATCGAAGTCTACTTCAATGTCAAAAAATGCTGTGTTTAACCGTGGAGCATCTACGTTTTTGTAGTTTTCTTCCAGGCAACGGAATATAGGATTGATGTCGGCTTCATACAAATTCTTGCCTTTTTGTATGGCCATTTCTTTGCGGAACTCTTTGTTGTTGCGAGTTGAAAATCTGGCCACTGGGGTGCCATAGATCGACCGAAACTTGCCGCGAGGATCGTCATAGTAAAAGATATAATTGGCTGGATGTTCTTCGTAGTATCGATCGCTGCCGCGGCGGCCTACGATGTGGATGCGATCGTGATCACGATCAAATAGTGCGTCAATATATGACAAATTTTTTCTCCTGTGGCTTATGGCCCACCCGTGCCGTTCTACATGCCCGTATCGTGGGCGAGTCGCTGTTGATGATAACAGTAATTATAAAGTCTTGCCCACTGTAGTCAAAATTGTTTCCAACAATTCGTGATCCTGTTGCTCTTTGCCAAATTCTGCTTTGTGGGCAATACGGATGGCTTTTTTAAGGATGTTGGGTTTGATATCCAGTTCCTCGGCCACGGCCTTGACAGTGTCACTAAGTCCACCGTTGAGCGTTTCGATTTCGTGCATGACCTGCATGCCTTCGTTGATTATCTGTGTGAGTTTGGCTTTTTGTTCTGCTGAAAAATTACGATTGTCCATAAAATCTCCTGTTGGTCATTGATTGTAACATGTGGCTCCGTGGTTGTCTATTTAAATTTCACCGTTTTGGTATGATCCAACATGCTCATGTGATCTTTTGATGAAGGACACTGCCGGCATATAGCATGTGGCTTGCCAAAATTGTTGATAAATTTATCAAGTTCACGATCACTGCAATCAGAATCCAGCCCTTTGGTCAAATAAGGTTGCCAGAGAGCCGAATTGGGCATTCCGTGCCTTTGCACTATCTTGGGCGTGAGACCCGCTGTGCCGCATTTGTAAAGGCGTGAGTCGTGTAGCAAAGGGCATCGCTGTTGCACACAGACATCGAACGCATCATGTATATTGTTGTCATGGGGTCTCATGTCATGATAATCACCCTGGAAGGTCTTTAAGAAACGTGTAGGTGATGCAATCTGAAAACGCATGCCCGACGGCGAATGCCATCGGTCAATGCCAAACTCTTTGATCGCGACCCATTTTCGGCTGGCAAACACTTGAGATATAGCCGAATCTATGCGCGGATCATTGACATGCTTGCTAATTTTCAGCACTGAATTACCAAGTTGATCAAGCAGATCTACAACCCACCAGTGACGTTCTAACAAAAGACCATTGGTTATAAAACGTATCTGTGTGTTTGGCATGAGTTCTCTGATTCCTACGAGCCACGCACGCAAATCTGGATTGATCAGAGGTTCTCCCCCCATGAATCCAAATGCCTGTATGTCCAGTCTTTCCAACCAAGGTTCAATCTGCTGTCGGGCCTGCGCCCAGGTCATGTATCCACGATGATCCAGGTCTGAAAAAGTGGTGCATCCAGCACAACTAAGGTTACACACGTTAGTAGACATCATTTCCAGAAATGGCAACATTCGACGTGTCATGACAATACCTGCTGTATCAGATCCATGGCTTTGAGATTGATTGACTCACAGGCATCGTAAAAATGTCCCGTGACTATGTGTTCGCGGTTGTGTCGGCGGCTCATCAAAGTGCGATCAAACCAATAAGCAATGCCATGTTCGCCGACTTGAGAAATCAGATCTATCATGCCCACACTGCGATCAATGTTGCCTGATTCTGAGTCATAATGTAGATCAAAGCCATAATCAAATTGCATGCCAAGAGATTCTAAAGTCCGGTAGGTATCAAATTGACCATTGGCTATAATCGCAGTTTCACTTAGCAGACATTTCATGGTTTTTTCAGTTAGAAATGGTCCAGGATACGTGTATTGTCGGTCAGGGGTGTGGTGCAAACTGTAATGCCAGCTTTCGTTGGTCACATTGAATACAACATTTCTATAGGCCTTGGATGTATAATCATGATTGATCAGACTGCTCTGCGCTTGTTGGTCAAAATCATCCACAGCCAACTTATGGCCTAGCAGATGTTGTTGATATCGCACAGTCAAATCATCCAATCTAAGATTGCCAGTGGGTTTCCAATCATGGACATTTTTCATTTCAACCCAGTCGCTGTTAGATACAAGTCTTTGAGATCGGTCGATCTGGTCTATGACTGCCATGGTACTCCAAATTTTGTTTTGAGATATGCGAGCACTCAACGAACTGATAAGATGCGTACAGGATGTTTTTGAAGACCAAGCAAAAGTTTCTAACATTGTTTTGGTTTGATAGTGCCATTCGGTCCAGGGCACATATACTACGTTGGCACAAGAGTAATCATATTGATTGATCATGCCTAACACAATAACAGGAGCATGCATGCGTGATGCCTGCCGTTCAATCCAGATTACCTCGGGTCCTTCGACCATGACCACATATGCTTTATGCCCATGAGGTAAATCCCAGTGTTGTTGTGGCCAACCTACATTGGCCCAGAACACATCCTTGCCGATTAGGTTTTGAAGCAAATGGAAGTGTTTGAAGTTGGTATGCTTGGATATGACTTCCCAGGTGTAGCCATCTGAAAGATGATAAAAAGATGTCATGACCCGGGCCCGGTATGTGTATGGACAAAATACATCAAGTCTTTAGGGATATCAATTCGATCCAGAACCTTTTGACAGTAAGAATCTATGTGTTGATTCAATACCAAGAGTTGATTGGCCAACAATCTTTGTCGCATCTGTAGCCTGAGATTTGATACGTAATCCAAGTCAGTCAACAGTCTTAGATTTTCGTCCAATGCACGTGAGATTCTTCGGTCAGGGTTGGGATCCCATTGATAGTCGTGATTGATAATGTCTTCAAATATATCAAACCCTACTGCTTTCCATAGATCGGCCTGGCGATAGCCGCCTAACCAGATTGGAAAGTTATAACTGAGCATGGGCCAAATGGTTTTTTCTGTGAAGGTCATGTTGTGATGCCATTCTGGTTCAATGGTCTCAGTGATCAAGGCCACAGCAGAGTGATCAAACACGTGAGTTTTCAAAAAATCATTGTAGTCGGCTGTGTTGTCGTAAACCGTCTGCCTGCCATTGCCATAGGTTTTTGCTTTCATACTGGTATGATTATCTTCGCACAAGGTGTAGCATTCTGTAACCAGATGCCTATCAATCAAGGTTAGTATAGCTGTTTGCCTTGGCGCTCTGAGTTTGTAGATCATGAAATTAAAACAGTGTTTGGTCTCTGGAATCTCAGTCGGCACATCCGGATATGTCAACGCAAATCTACAAAATTCTTGCAACCAGGTTGGAGCAAACCGGGTAGGAAAATCAGAATCTACTGGCAACCAAAAAAAATCTTGGAAGATCTTGACCTGTTTACAACCGTGCCTATGCAGGAGATCGTCGAGAGACCGGGATGAGTAGTGATCAGTCACACGCACCCATGCTGTGTGTGGTGTCAATGTTCCTTGAAAGGATAGATCCGGACCCTGAATTCTAACCATGGAACAAATTTTGCATGTGTCCTTGGCGGCTCAAATCATTGGTCACACAGTGTATTCCACAGTCCCAAAAATACTTGTGCCTGAATGGTACCACATGGACTTCGATGCCATGGCGAGCACAGGCAGCCTCTACCTGGTCGTTGTGAGTTGATACCACGATGTTCTTGGGATTGACTATGAGTATGTTGACATCAAACACAGTTTCAGAAACCTGCCCGACCCACTCATCAAAATAGTGATCAACCATGTTGATAAGATTATTATCCCGTTCAAATCCTGGAATGAACCATCGACCTTTGTTGCGTTTCATAGAATGTTCAAATTCGCGCATGTGGCTGTAGTTGGACGGTGGAAGGTACACTACTTCCCAATCTGGGAACGTGTCTGCATAGGTCGGTATGTCATTGAGGCTGATTATCAATCCTGGCGCCACAGGACAATACACAGCGTCTCCATGTCCGCCAGAATTCACCACATGATTCCTGGTATCCGGAAACAATTGGTTTACCCTGCGCAGGATATCTTGTTTGTCATCATAGTAGGTCTGCGTGGCAAAATATAGATCTTTGCCTAACCTGCTCACAAAACATCCATTGATAAAATCAAGTTCGGTATACACGATTTCGTTGCCTTGTGCTTGGATATCTGCAAACACATGATCATAAAATCCTAATTTGGCATCAAGATGCTTTTGATCAACGACACAAAAGTCTGCAAAACGCGACTGTGTGTCTAACGCAAATTCTGGCAAAGCCTTGTAGAAATCATCCGGACGCACATAATCAGGCCACCACGACTGCTTGTTTTGTCGGTAGAAAACAGACCATGCATGGCTGGCATTGGGCACATCCGGGACCCAAAATCGATCTTGGATCATCAAGAAGTAGTCTCTGGGAGCAGTTGGGGGTTGTACCCATTTTCCTTGGATGTAAAGACTGTCAAGGTCTGAAGGAAATTTAGGACGAAACACAGTGACGCCGAATCGATTGGTCAGCAATTTTATCAGCTGCTGATAGTCTTCTTCTGTTTCCTCGGCTAAAGTCTCAAATCTGGTACGAGTCTGTGTATCGCTGATCCAGGAGTAGAACTCTGGAGGATAGGTGCGTCCCACCAAGCAGGTTTGTAGTGGGTCCCAATGTTGGTAGACATTATACATGTTTTAATTTATGCTCACTTCCGGTCCAAGGGTAGCGAATCCAGGACAGGGGCAGCAGCCGCCCACTCACCGTAGGTTTAACGGTCCTAAGGCGAATTCTTCAATTGATAGTAGACTTCGATTCTTTCCAGCATGTCTTTGAGTACCGGATCCGATTCGGCATCATGGTGGATGCGTCCCCAGAGTTTGTGATGATTCAGAATTTTTTCTGTGTCAATGGCCTTTTGGCTGCGGGTATGCAGTTCTCTCTGATCCGGGGCAGCTCCTATCCTACGACGATAGACGGTGTCTCCACCATCGGGGCTTTCATAGATGTAAGTTTCTTGTCGGTCGCTCACTTGCGTCCTATGACCATGAATCTGGTATATTTGGTTTCGGGATCTTGTAAGTCGAGATCTCCTTGGTAATTAAGTTCTGCTAAGGGATATCGATCCAAGATGTCTTGGGTGCTGTTAAACTGTCTGCCGGAGTCATGATCTCTGGCTTGCATGACCACCAGAGTGCCCTGGGGGATGTTATCAAACCATATTCGACCTGGCATGTCTGTGAGGCTGGTGTTGATGATCACACCATCATTGGCCAGTTGGCGGTAATCGATGTCATTGGCATCGGCCAATACATGATTCACGTTTTGTGCGCCGATGTGATCCAGCATGCGCTGACTTTGGCGTAGCATGTCTCGGTCTCGTTCTACATTGATTATTTTACCGTGATCAAGGACATCCATTAACTTTAGATAAAGGCTGATATTGCCGAACCATGATCCCAACACGTACACAGTGCCTACTCGAGGCTGGATGCGAGCCAGTTCACTGATCAGCCAGACCTTGCTGGCAGTGAGATCTCGTGTGAAACTCCCGGCTAAACTGTAACCACTGCTTTCTGCAAGATCACGAATGTTCATACAGGACTGAAAGGATAGCGGGGCCGATCGGCGCCGTCATCTTCGGGATACACTGGATATTGCACAGGATCATTTTCCTGCGGCAGCGATGGCTGCCCCGTTGTTGAAACTGGGGCTCCAGGAATTTGGGGTGCGTCTTTTACGTTTATACCATTCATAACCGGCTCTGTGACCACTACAGTCTACTGTACACGGACTGCCCTTGAAAGTCAACTCGTCTAATTGTTCTTCGTTTGTTTTGGTAGCCACACGCACTGGCTTTCTACCGCCACCACCTACGTCTTTGCCTGGTTTGCCAGCCCTGCCCTGCGCTTGTCGTTTGCGACGCACGGCCGACGCCTTTTGTTTGTCGCTCATGGCCGCAGCCTTGGCAGCGGGCACGCATTTGGCATAGCCCTTTTTCTTGCCAGATGTCCCACATTCAGGATGGCCGCCACCTTTTTTCTTTTTGCCGATGTTGACCCACCGCTGTTTGAACCATTTACGCAGTCCACCTTGGTAAGCACCTTCGATGATGAATTCTTGTGCTCTCATTTTACGATGGGTCCACCCTCGACCCAGGCATCGCAGGTGCGCTTGGCCGCGCACTTGAATTTCAAGAACTTGCAATATCCAAGATCGCCGGCATCTATGGTGCTCATGGGGTCCGACCCAGGCTCGGTTCCGATACCCTTGGCTATGCAATCGAGCATATCGGGACTTTTGTCGAAAGCGGCGCAATTGCCACAAAGAGCTGTCCGAGCCTGGCCGGGATCGTCCATGTTCCATTCTTCGGCCTTGGCCTGCCAAAATTCGTCATTGGGTTGTCCTGGATCCAAGGGTCCATAGCCGTATTCATCTATGGCCTTTTGCCGATTTTTAAGATTCACATCGATGCTCCGAGTTGCCTCAGGACAACCTTGGCTCACTGCTTCCATGAGATTGATGAGATCTCTCATGCCAGTCCCAGTTGTTGTCTTACCATGCGCACGGCAGCAGCCAGGCTGGGTGCTGTCACTCTGTGCCAGGCCCCTTGTAATTTGATTTCAAAATTTTTCATTCTTCAGCTCCTTTTTTAGGTCCTTTGCCCATGCGCCATCCACCGCCCTTGGATTTGTACCATTTGGCTGCCCATGCGTTGGCGTAGGCCGATGGATACACATCAAACTTGGATCTGGCTGCAGACTTTGCCCTGCTCCAGAGACCTGGATTGGTTGGTGTGGGTCTTTTTTTCTTTTCATTGATCTGTTGCTCTTTTACACCTTGCTTGACCAATTGCTGTGCTATTTTTTGATAGTTGGGATCACGTGGGCTGATAACCTGCCCTCCCACTGTGATTGGTTGCCCCATGCGCCAGGTTCCTGTCTGTGTCGGCACCGTGGTCGGCGTTTGGGCAGTAACAGGCGCCTTGGTCGCTGCCGCTGGGGCAGCAGATCCGGTTGTGGCAGCGGGCATAGGAGTACCAGTGAGCTGTCCCACCATGCTGCCAAATGCGCCAGCACCCCCAGGTGGTGTAGATGATTTTGGAGCAATTGTGCCGGCTGCTGTTCTCGCCGATGCTACATCTTGTTTGAACATTCCAGCTCGCTGTCGCAACATCGTGGATTGTCGTTGTAGTTCTCTGGCCTTGTCGATGTCCCCGGAAATGTTTGCTTGCTTGATTTGCTTTTGTATATCTGCGATTTGATTTTGTATCTTGAGTTTTTCTGACTGGGCCAGGTTTTGCAGGGCCTGTTGTTGCTGGCGATAAGCGCCTTGATTGCCCATGGCTTTGGCTGATGTGGCCACATTAGATCTAATATTCATCGCTTTTTCTGCGGATGTTAGATCTCTAAAAGGATTGGTCGTTGGCTGAAATCCAATAGCCCGACCAACGCGATCCATGATACCCTCGGTGGTTGATTCAGCCGCTTGTTGTACTAAAGAAAAACGCTGTCGGCGTTGTGCCGGATCAAGGGCCGGCTCATTGGCCGCTAACTCATCTGCTGTCGATGCCGGAGAAATCGACACAGGTTCTGATTTCACAGGAGCAGCTGCCGCAGGAGCAGTGGGGGTTTGAGATTTGATCGTAGGTAGCACGACACGGGGCGTAGCAACTGGTTTGATCGCGGGGGCTTTGTCCGGCTCGCTCTTGGGTATTGATACCTTTATAGATTTAGAGATATCAGATAGATTGGCCACTGCTTTTTCAAGACTGTTGATTTCTTTTTGTTGTTCATCGTTGACTCGTGATAGTTGGTCTAACACCGCGTCTGTCTTGGTATCTTTTTCAACAGCTTGTTGTATACCACCACGGCGTTTTGTCAAGGTGGCGATGCGTTTTTGCAGATCTGACTTGATATCTGTTTCGAGATTGTCAACTTCTTTTTCTAATTTATTGATTTCTTGGCTGTCACGACGCTCGGCGTCTTCGAGTTCGTAGGCCAGAGCTTCCACATCAGACGTGGCTTGAGGTTGCCTTGCCCGCATCTTGGACATCATCCTTTCGGTACGTCCTTGAGCCCCGGCAGGTGCTTCTGCTACTTCAGATCTTTTTTTTTGAGGAAGGGTGGTTTCGTCCTGTCGTCGAGGACTTTTTGCGCCACCGGATTGCGTGGGAGAGAAGAGATCACCGGCAGCAGGTTCGACATCTTGCTGTGCCTGCTGGGCACGGG